TTAGTTGTTGTTAATGCAACTGCTAGTGGTTTCTCTCTAGTGAATTAGACAAGCGAGGCATGGTAGATATATCTGTAAGACCTCAGCTTGCACAACTTAGAACCATTCTAAACTAGCGAGGGGTCCCAAACCATCTTTCAGGCTTGTTGCCTACGGGCCCACCCACCCCCAGATATTGTATAGGGGTCCCAGACATATACTACATATAGCTTGATTTATAAATTCACATAGCTTAAAATCATTTTCACACTAAAACACAAAGGTGCAAAAATTTTTTAAAATTTTTTTCAAATGCTAACCCCAGAACAAATATCAAATCTACCAACTGACGCAAAAAAAGAATACTTGCGCACAATGTTGTTGCATAACGAAAAGAAAAAAGATCAGTCGATCCGCGATGACTTCCTCGAGTTTGTAAAATACATGTGGCCTGATTTTATAGAAGGTGATCATCACAAAGTGATGGCAGAAAAATTTAACAAAGTTGCATCAGGTGAAATAAAAAGATTAATCATCAACATGGCACCAAGGCACACGAAGTCTGAGTTCGCATCAAACTTCTTACCCGCCTGGATGATTGGCAAGCAACCTAATTTAAAAATTATTCAAGCAACCAATAATGCAGAACTTGCTGTTCGTTTTGGTCGTAAAGCAAAATCACTCATCGATACAGAAGAATATCAAAAAATATTTAACACCAGACTCAGAGAAGATTCTAAGGCCGCAGGTAAATGGGAAACGGATCAAGGCGGTGAATACTATGCAGCTGGTGTCGGCGGATCAATTACCGGTCGTGGTGCGGATCTATTGATCATTGACGATCCACATTCAGAACAAGATGCCATGAATATTGCATCGTTTGATCGTGTGTATGAATGGTACACGTCAGGTCCACGACAACGTTTACAACCTGGAGGCAGAATCATAGTTGTTATGACAAGATGGAACGTAGCAGACTTAACAGGTAAATTACAAAAAGCACAAAAAGAACCAAAGGCAGATCAGTGGGAGGTCATTGAGTTCCCTGCAATCTTACCATCAGGTAAACCAACGTGGCCTGGGTATTGGAAGATAGAGGAACTAGAATCGGTTAAAGCTTCTGTTGCAATTACTAAATGGAATGCACAATATCAACAAAACCCCACAGCAGCAGAAGGATCAATTATAAAACGTGAGTGGTGGAACGTGTGGGAGAAAGAAGAGATGCCACCTTTGATGCACGTTATACAGTCTTACGATACGGCGTTCATGAAGAAAGAAACGTCGGACTATTCAGCCATAACTACATGGGGCGTCTTTCAACCGAGCGAGGACAGCGGACCGCAGCTTATCTTAGTAGATGCCGTGAAAGACAGATTTGAGTTTCCAGAACTACGACGCGTTGCCAAAGAGCAATATGATTATTGGAAACCAGAAACGGTGATCGTGGAGGCCAAAGCCTCAGGACTGCCGTTGACCTATGAAATGCGCAAATTAGGCATACCCGTTATTAACTTTACACCCAGCCGTGGAAATGATAAACATACTAGAGTGAACTCTGTAGCACCGTTATTCGAAGCGGGGCAAGTCTGGGCACCAGAAACAAAGTTTGCTGAAGAGGTTATAGAGGAGTGCGCTGCATTCCCACTTGGTGAACACGACGACTTAGTGGATAGCATGACTCAAGCCGTAATGAGATTTAGACAAGGTGGCTTCATAGATCACCCAGATGACTACGAGGATGAGGAGTTGCCACAGCAACAAAGGACGTACTATTAATGTTATTTAGATCGTTAATAAAAAGAATACTTGATAAGCTTTTACCGAGCAGGCTAGCTGTTGCAGAGAAAACAGAAATAACAGAAATGTTAGTTGACATGCAAAACCGTGTTGAAGCCGGCACAAAAAAGATAGACGAACAAATCCCTGTACTACAAAAAATATTAAAAGACATTGAAAGCAAAGACGAAGCTATTGGAATAATTCAATCAGGTGATGATCCTGCAGCTAGAGGTTTTGCAAAACTTGAGTTTACATCGCTTGATAAAAAACTAGAAGAGTTTGCTACAAAAACTGGATCTAGTAAAGAAGAAGCTAGAGAAGCTTTAGTTGATGCTGCTAACGAAGCATACCCACCAGGCAGTCCTAAAATGATGCGAATGGATGACGACGAAATGTTGGAAGCTTATATTGATACCAGAGAAAAAATGGGTATGAAGATGGATCTTCTTGAAGACATCGTTGATAGAACAGGCACAAGAATTAAAGATATGGACGATTTAGAGTTTACAAAATTTTCAACAGATGATGCTCTTAAAGCAAATAAACAAAAACAAGCAGACCTTAAAGCCGTTGAAGAAAAAATGGCTGACATAAAAAACTTTGACAAAATGACTAAACCAGGTGGTCTTGCAAAGTTAATGCAAGAAGTTCAAGATGAAAAAGTTATAGACTTAGAAAAGTTTAGAAAAGCAAAAGATCCTGTAGACAAGAATAAAGGTGGCCGTATTGGTTTTTCTAATGGTGGTGATTTAAAATTTGCAGTAGAAAGTTTTATAAGAGATTTTCCTGAGTTTGAAGATTTAGAACTAAAGGACCTTTATAAAGAAATGCAGAAAAAAGGTTATTTAAGTGATCGTGATGAAATGAACAAAGGTGGCCGTGTGCCAATGCAACTAGGCGGAAGTATGTTAAAAGGTCTTCTTTCTCTTATGAGAAAAGGTGACGAGCAACAAATTAAAAATGTTATCAGAGATCCAAAAACAGATTTAAGTAGAAGAGCTGACACTCCTGAAGGAAAACCAACTATTGCAGATATGGAAGATCTCCCAGGAAAACTAGGTTACGACAAAACAAACAAAATGAAACTTGAAAAGTTTGTGGAGAGAGAAAGAGTCAGAGCTTTACTTGCAGATCGTATGGGTGTTGACCCAAAAGAAATTTCAGACAGCGATGTCGACATGGCAATTAGAGAGGGCTTTAGTATGTTCTCACAAGGCGGTGGAGTCGGATCACTATTCAAAAGGAAGGCAAAATAATGGCAATCGAAAAATCATTACCCAATGTTAGAACAACGGTAAAGTCTCCAAGCAGAAGAGATCAGCTTGATGATTTACAAGAACAGTTGGCACAACAGTCGCAAGACCCGATAGAAATTACAAGAACAGAAGACGGCGGTGCAGAAATAAACTTTGACCCACAAGCTGTCGTTGGACAAGGTGGACAGAACCACGAAGAAAATCTAGCAGACTTTTTAGACGATGATATTTTAAAAGAAGTTGGATCACAAGTTATTGAAAATTATTCTGATTACAAATCCTCACGATCAGAGTGGGAAGATACATACGTCAAAGGACTGGATCTTTTAGGATTTAAATACGAGAATAGATCAGAACCTTTTCAAGGTGCAAGTGGTGCAACACATCCTGTGCTTGCAGAAGCTGTTACACAATTTCAAGCACTAGCATACAAAGAACTATTACCAGCATCAGGACCAGTTCGAACACAAATTATTGGAAAAGTTAATCAGGCAAAAGAAGATCAATCAGAACGTGTCAAAGAATTTATGAACTATCAACTCATGGTTGAGATGAAAGAATACGAACCAGAGTTTGATCAAATGTTATTTAATTTACCGCTATCAGGTTCTACATTTAAAAAAGTTTATTTTGATTCTTTGCTTAATCGTTGCGTATCTAAATACGTACCTGCTGAAGATTTATATGTGCCATACGCTGCAACATCACTCGATGATGCAGAGTCTATTATTCATTCAATTAAAATGACAGGCAATGATATTTTAAAATATCAACTATCCGGTTTTTATAAAGACGTGGACCTCGTTGATAGTTTATATAGCCCATCAGAAGTTAAAGAGAAAAAAGATAACATCAGCGGCTCATCAACGAGCCAAGATGAAATATACACGCTCCTCGAAGCACATTGCGATTTAGATTTAGATGGTTTCAATGACGTGGGTACAGACGGCGAACAAACAGGATTAAAGCTACCCTACATTGTAACTGTGGATGAAGGAACGGGGACCGTGCTTGCTATTCGCAGAAACTTCGACTCACAAGATCCAAGAAAAAAGAGAAGAGATTATTTTGTGCATTTCAAATTCCTACCAGGACTAGGCTTCTACGGATTTGGCCTAATCCACATGATCGGCGGCTTGTCTAGAACTGCAACTGCAGCGCTTAGACAATTACTAGACGCCGGCACCTTGTCAAACTTACCAGCCGGATTCAAGATGCGAGGCATCAGAGTTCGTGACGAAGCTCAACCGTTGCAGCCGGGCGAGTTCCGTGACGTTGATGCCCCTGGAGGAAATCTTAGTGATGCTTTCATGCCTTTACCATTCAAAGGTCCAAACGCAACATTGCTTCAATTAATGGATGTTGTTGTGGGCGCGGGCCAACGCTTCGCGTCTATTGCTGATATGCAAGTGGGCGATGGTAATCAAAGTGCAGCAGTGGGCACGACTGTAGCGCTCTTGGAGCGTGGATCGCGGGTTATGTCTGCAATACATAAAAGATTATACCAAGCGATGAAACAAGAGTTTATGTTGCTTGCAAACACATTTAAAACATACATGCCACCTGTTTATCCATATGATGTCATCGGTGGACAAAGACAAATAAAACAATCAGACTTTGACGACAAGATTGATATTGTACCTGTAGCAGATCCAAACATCTTCTCACAGACACAAAGAATTAGTGTTGCACAAACACAACTGCAACTGGCTATGTCTAATCCAAAGATGCATAACATGTATCAAGCGTATCGTGACATGTACGAGGCGTTGGGTGTCAAAGATGTCGATTTAATTTTAAAAAAGAAACAACCACCACAGCCAATGGACCCTGCAATGGAGAACATGATGGCTTTGGCTGGAAAAGAGTTCAAAGCATTCCCTGGACAAGACCACAAAGCGCACATGGATGCACATTTAAGCTTTATGGGTACAATGATTGCACGAACAAACCCACAAGTTTTAGGGTTATTGCAAAAAAATATACTTGAACACATAACTTTAATGGGACAAGAGCAAATTCAACTAGAATTTAAGGAAGAAATGCAAGAAATACAACAAATGACAGCTCAATTACAACAAATGGGGCCTCCAAATCCACAAAATCCACAGTTTATGGCCATGCAAAAGCAAATGCAGTCGATAACACAGACTATGGAGTCCAGAAAAGCACAATTAATCGCTGAAATCATGGCAGAATACCTCGAAGAAGAGAAAAAAGTGCTTAATCAGATTGATAGTGACCCATTACTCAAGTTAAAGAACGAAGAAATACAACTTAAGGCAAAAGAAGAAGAGAGAAAAAAAGAAGAGGGCGAACAAAAAGCAGAAATGGAAGCTCTTAGACTTGTTTCTAATCGTCAAATGTCAGAAGATAAACTTCAACAAGACGACAACCACGCAAAACTTAGAGCCTCCGTATCACTTGCAAAAGACGGCATAAAACAAATGAAAGCAACCATGGTGGAGCAAGAATGAACTCATTAATGAACCTATACATGAGACAAATGGCTGCTCGAGGTGGCAGAATGGGTTTTCAAGGTGGTGGCATGGATATGGGAAGTAAGGCTAGTCAGGATAGAAGTAGAGATATAGGTGATAGAGGAGACTTTGGTGGTTTAGATAGAGATGACAAATTTGGAAGTGACCCAGGTAAATATAATCAGAATAGAGAGGTTGTGGAACGAGCGCAGGCGGCGCAAGAGGCAGCAGCGAAATACGGAATACCCGATGTAAAAAAAGACACTGGTCTTTTTGGTTTATTTAAAGATGTTACTCTTAATCCATTCGCCAGTTTTATGACAGGTAGTATTCCCGGTATGTTTGCAAGTTTAGCTTTTAAAAAAGGCCCTTTCACAAAAGAAAGTTTAGTAACAGGAGACTTTGCAGACCTCACAAACGCTCCCGCTGATTACAAAAGCGCTGTGCAAGACG